CGGCGCACTTCATTGTGTACGTTGCCCAGTGCATTGGTGGAGCTTTTACCATCCGCGCCTGACGTGAGCGTTTGCCCCAAAATCAGGCGGGCAATGGATTTTTCGCACCAGTCCACCATTTGCAAGAAAGGGTTATTTGCCGACCCAGCACCAGTATTTGCCGCATTATGCAATTCAACGGTCATGGAGTCAGGCATAATCCCTGCGGCATTATGTCCGATCTGTGCAAGGGCACGTAATAGCGTGCGTTTTTCTTCGTTTGTTGCACCGGCGCCATATTTACCAATGCGAATCGGCATGCCGTAAAGCTCTAAAAATTCGGCAAAATCCCGCACGGAATAATGCTTAAACATATAAAGCCACGCCAGTGTGCGGAATAAGCCCATACGCGCCAGTTGCACGGAACGGGATTTATGCGAATGCACCACCCAACCGAATGGACGCAAAGGTTCCCCCATGGGATTGGTTGGGGTTTTTAACAAGAGATTGTCGTTTTTATCTAGCTTAAACCAAGACTGTGGGCGCGGGATAAAGTTATGCGGAATGTACTTACCGCCTTCAAGTTTCCACTCGATTTCTAACGCAGAAAAACCATGTCCTACTGCGTCCATCATGTCCATGAGCAGGTTTTCAAGGTTAGGATATTGATAAAATAGTTCGTCAATTTCGGTTTGGAGCTTTTCTTCTGCGGGTGTTGCATTGCGCGGTTCTGCAATGCGCCAATCCAGCGTCAAAATCGCCCGTTTGCGCGTCTGAATGTTTGCCCCGATGGCACTGTCTTGTTCTTCAATATCCATGAATAACTCGTGCTGTGCCGTAATATCGCCATTTTCCGCATCTTCTAAAATGCTTTTCAGTTTTGACGGGGTGATGCGGTTGCTCGGGTGGTCGGATAAAACACGCCCATTAGCCGTTACCATTGCTTCATCAGTTTGGGTTGGCTCGGTTTTCGCCCCCATCAATGTTTTAAATCTTTCCAAAAATTTCATGTTTAACAACCTCGCCAAATGCTATATAAATCATCTTCCACTTCAAATTCATCATGCCCCAAGTCTTCGTCGTTTAAGCCTATCCACTCAATCGGGGCAGCACTCGTCACTGCATTACGCCATAGCATTTCTAATGCGTCCGGGCCGTCATCGTGGTCAGCTTTTGGAAAATGTCTCAACTGTGACTCAAGAGTGGATTGTGAGCGATGTAATAAAATTAACCCGTTGGCAATATGCGGTTGCAAGCTCTCAATGCGGAGCATTTTGTCGCTATTTGGTTTTGTTGCCGTAGCAGGCACAGGTTTTCCACGCGCTGCAGACCGTTTAACCAACTCGGTTTTTAAAAATTCTTGGAATTGTACGGTCTCTACAAACCAGCGATGGCAGTTATATTGCGTATGTAAACGAATCACATCTTCAATAATTAAATCGGGCAAACGCTTTTTAATCTGCGCTTCGACCACATACAGTTTGCCAGTTTCTCTATGATAGCCGCCAACCAAAATCGCGGACGGGTCACGGCTTGCACCGGCTTTACCTAGTGATGGGTCAACCGCACCAAAATAAATCAAGTTATTAGGTAATTCAGTCCAATATTGCAGACTGTTGGCAAAAATGGCGTCATCTCCACTGACCGGGTCATTTTGGTATTCCGAATCAAAAGAGGCATGTCCATCTGATGCACGAATCTTCATTAAATACAGAATCGGACGGGCAAGCCAAGAAACGACTGCACCTGCGTCCATTTCTGCTTTATGTTGTTGATAGAACAAATCAGAAAGCGTGTCATCGTCGCCATCTTCGGAAAGATAAATATTTTCCCATTCATCCCATAACTGCATATTGTCCGGCATACGTAAAATGGCTTTGAAACGTACCCGACGCCATCCTTTAGTGTTTAAAATACGGTTTAATACACTGTCATAATGAAGAATGGTTCCTACATAAATCACATCAAATTTTTCACCTGGCGCACCAAGTTTTAATACTGCATTTAAGATCCATTTATGCAATTTATTACGTTGTTCAGGTGTTTCTACCGTTTCGTCGTTTTCGACATCATCTAGCACAACCAGATCTGGGCGGTATGCGCCATGACGACGACCACGTAATTTTTGCCCCGCACCAACCGCTTCAACTTTTTGCCCTTTTGCCATCATAATTGCACCGGCGCGCCAAACTTTTCCCGGTGCTACTTCAGGAAAATCAATAGAAAGGCGGGGATTTGATTCAATTTCAACTTTAATGGCTTCCAACATGCCATAGGATTGTTCTTTGGTATCCATGGCGATAATAATGTAATTTTTAAGGTTACATACCATGCACCAAAGGGGAAAAAGTTGCGTACAAATCGTGGACTTAGCTTCGCCACGTGGAGCGGCAATAGCTTGTCGGACGGATTTATCTGTTTCTTCAACCGAAAGAGGAAGATTTTTAAACAGATATTCGTGTAACTGGGATTTATGTGGCGACCGCACATAATGTGGAAAATAGGCTTGAACAAAATATTCAAACCCTTTTTCTTTATCTAAGACTTTCTGACGGCGTTCTGCAATCGCATGCGGTTTATCGTCCCAGCCTTCAAAATTCGCTTCAATATTGCGCTGTAATTCCGCACGCAGTTGTTCAAGTTGTTTTTCAAAATCTTTGAATTTCATCTATAACGCCATCGCAATAAATAAGAGCCAGCCCCAACCGTTGATACCGGCAGCCATTAATTTAAAAGCGCATACCACGCAGACCAGTTGCACAATCCAACGGAAATAGTAATGCTTATGTACAATGGTTTGGCTTTGTTTTTCCATCACTTAAATTCCTTCTTAACAATGCCTTCCAAATCATCTAAAACCGATAAAAAGGCAGGTAATAAATCAGGCTGTTTGGTTTTGATCAGATTAGTTACCATCTCAATAACTTTCCACGCCGTCGCTAATTCCGATACATCTGGCAACAACCGCTTACTGCTTGCCACCATTTTCGAGTAGCTATCACCCAAGCCCTGAATCAACTTCGCCTTTTCACTTACCGGCAAATCTTCGGAATGGCGTAGCTCTTCCATGGTTTTCTCAAAGTAGATCACAAAGGTGGTGAGCATACCGCGCGCCACGTCTTCTACTTTCCCGCTTGCCATGGTGTTCGCATCACGTACCGTGTCCCAGTTGTCTCCGCGGGCTTCCGCTTCTTTTTTCCAACGGCGAGCGGTGTTGTACGATACACCGGCTTTTTCAGCCGCTTGTTCAAGCGTCAGGCAATCAAACACATAGTAACGGCGCACATACGCCTTGGTTTTTTCATCGTGTGCCATCATCAGCCCCCGAATTTCGCTTTGATGAGCTCAAAGCCAACCGATACCACCAAACCGCCTAAACCGCCCGCCATGACGGATTTAATGCCCAATTTATCCATGCGGGTTTCCAACATTTTTAAACGTGCGTCAATATCGTCCACGCGGTCGTCCAGCTTGTCGATTTTGCGACTAACTTCACGGGTTAAATCTAAAATTTGGTCTAACTTTTGGTTGGTTTTGGCTTGTTCGGCTTTCTGTTCCAACCGCTTTTGTTCTCTTGCCGACATTATTTATCCGCCTTTTTGTCGAGTTTTTCGGTGATTGAGTTAAGCTGCTTGGTGATAGCGTCCAGTTTTTCCATCACGTTTTTATTTACGATGCCCGCCACTTCTTTCGAGAGATAATCCCGTTTCACTTGGTCAACCTCGTCATGTAACTGCTTAAATTCGCCATCCAGCCGCTTAAACCAAAGCCCGATAAAAAATACCGCAATAGACACTAACGCGTTAAACACCATGATGCCGTTAATGTGTAGATCCATTTTCGCCCCCACAAATTGCTCGCCATGTGTCGTTATGCGCTTTAATTTGGCGTAATGTTTCGGTCGTGTCTTGACGGCTGGCATAGATTTTGCCAAATCCATCGCACGCCGTATTAATCACGTAAGTCTTTTGATTTCCGCATGCTGTCAATAAGCTCGTCACGAGTACTGCTATGAGCGTTTTCTTCATTTTTTGTGCGTTCCTTTTGATTATTTACACGGGTTTGTAACACTTGATTTTGTGTTTCGAGTTGTTTTTTAGCTTGCTCTAAATTAGCCGTTTTAGCTTTTGCTCTACGCCAAAGCCCCCAAAACAACAATAGAGCAGTCCCCAGCGTGGTCATTAAAATATGCAATAGATTCATTTTTTAACCTCATAAGCCC